GGATCATGCCTATGCGAAAAAACTGGATAAACCCTCCAAAACGATAGTACTTTTTACTTTAGTGCTTGGGTTTGTAATCTCAATTGTATGAGATAGTTTTGGCATAGTCTCAAAGAATTGTTCAATTTCTTTAAATTGTGTTGAACTCATCTGTTCCAAGAAGTCAACGACTTCCTTTTTAGTACAATCATCAGTAGACCAAACATCATCTTCATTGTAAATCTTATCAATACAAGAAGCAATTAATTCAAATGATTGATTAATGTCAGTATCACCTTCAAAATCGAAGTTGTTTGAAATGAATTGTTCCAATGAAGGATACTTCATCTCCATCATCAAAGTATCATCAAGTTTAATCTTATTAGTGTGGTTTTCGTTAGTTTGAACTTGAATGTCCTCAAGGTCAATAGTAACTGTTACATTTGTTTCACCATCATCAGGTGCCACAATGTTTACCTCAACTTCTTCACCAACTGACCGAGCTCTGATATTCAAGAACAAATATTCAATATCAAAAGTCGGAAGTTTCTCTACTTTAATACCTCTCGTAAGAATACAACTCTTCAGAACAGATTTGATTGCAGTTGTAATCTGTTTTGTGTTCTCACTTTCGAGAGCAAGAACTAGAAGTTTTTCTTCTTTAACTAGAAAGGGTCTATAAGTAATTTTCTTCTGTGTTGATGGTAATACCAAGTCATACTCAGGAGTTACAATCTTTGGCAAAGGCATAATAAACTACAATAATAAGTGAAACTATTTATTAGGCAAATCTACGCTCTCTAACATATCTGGTATAAGACATGGAGATATTATATTTTAAAACATCACTTGCTTCGTAACTCACACTAGTTGGTGCAATACTAATCGGGAATGCATCGATAAAAGTATATCGCAACTGATAACTATCATTGGCACGTCTTCTTTCTGTCGTTGCATTCTTTTCAAATTTGGTTACATGTATCGGACTTCTATAGCTATTGGGATAATTCATCCGATAAGATACTGCGGAATTTTCATATCCAATATTATTCACATTTTGTCCTGCAATAAAATCAACCCAACCATCAAACAATTCAATCACATCATATCTATTATTGACCATAAATGTCAAATCAAGAGTATTTCCAAAGTCTTTCCGATATGCCATTTTTTCTGACATACCAGCGAAATCATTTGTTGCTTCATGAGTGAAAAGATTTACACCAGGAAGTGATGCGGCAGAACACATCAATTCAACATTTTCACCATCTGCATAATAATTGAAATTTCTTGCATTCAAGAAAGTCATTACACTGATTGGTGGTTGAACTTTGACTTGATATACAGATGTCTGGGCAACATGAAGAATTTTACTCTTTAGTGCCGATGTTTTGACTGAATTTGGATATGGTCCAGGCATCTAAATATTTCTACATTATAATACTATGTATATTAGATGGGTCAAAGTATAAAGTCAATTTATAAACCATCACATCCTGAAAAATACCTTGGCAATTCGAACAATATTATTTGTAGAAGTTCTTGGGAAAGACAGTTTTGTAGGTACTGTGATGTGAATCCAAATATAGTGAAATGGGCATCAGAAGAGTTCTCAATACCTTATATTTCACCAGTTGATGGAAGACCACATAGATACTATCCAGACTTTTTGATTGAAGTGAAAGAAAAGAGTGGTAAACTAAAAAAGTATGTAATTGAAATTAAACCCAAGAAACAAACTCTACCACCAGTCAAAAAGAAAAGAGTGACTAAAGGGTTTATTGCGGAAGCAAAGACTTATGCAGTCAATCAGGCAAAATGGAAGGCAGCAGTTGATTTTTGTAAGGATAATTTAATTGAGTTTAAGATTATCACAGAAGATGAACTCTATCACTGGAAGAAATGAATAGATTTAAAGAAGAGGATGAAAATAGGATCTCAAGTATGACAGATCCTGATGACATGATGTTAGAAATCATGGAAATTCTAACCGATGTAGAAGTCATTCCTGATGTTGGTAAGTATTACACATTCATCTATCGGGCAAAAACACCGAGAGTTGAATATGACCAGTTTCCTTTGATTGCTTGTGTTGGTGTCTTTGAATGGGGTTTTCGTGGTCTAAACTATCATTGGGGCGATTTTAGGAATTATACTTGGGAAGAATCAGATACTCTTCGTGTAGTTGACCCTATGGAACTTAAAACACTTCGTGCGATTCCTTATCAAAGTTTCAGAATAAATAACTAAACGGGTTAGTAACCATTATTAGGAGAAATAAAATAGTGGCAAAGGATACTTCAGGTTGGAAGAGTTTGGGAGTAAATGATCCAACGAAATATCAAGCAACCTTAGAGTTAAATCAAACTAGTGGTAGAAGGAACCCACTAACTGGCCAAACAGATAGTAAACAAAAAGTAATTTACATTACTGACAGAGCAACTGGAAGTTATGATGCTTATGCCGAGGGTGCCTTTGGTAGTAGATCATTAATATATCAATACAATCCTTCAAAACTATCACCAACCATAGTAGATCAAAATCAATACGATAAACTTTTTACGAAAGAAAATAGTCAACAATATACAAATACACATAAAGAGATAAGAATAGCAACTTTAGCTTTAGCAAAAGAGAATGTCTCTGGTAGTACCTCAAAAAAACAATATCAACAATTAGGAAAAACACTTGGTTATAAGTCACTTTCAAATACCGTAGAACCACCGGTACCACCGGCCGTTGTTGAACTTGAAGTAGTACCAGTACCTTTAAGTGGTGGTGAAGAACAAGGATCGGGTAGTAGTTCCGTTGATAATGGAACTCTTACTGGTGGTGACATTTTTAATGGTAGTGTTGATGGGTTTTTACCTCCCGAAGGAACTCCATCATTTTCCGATATTCAAAGTGTAGATTTTTCAAATTTAGATGGAGAACAGTTTCTAACTGTTACCAACACTGAACTTGATTTAGATGATCCATTCTATACTCGTCAGTTTGCTAAAGATGGTGAAATACTAAAATATCCAGAAGCAGACCTTACATCCTTTGGGTACGATTATATTCAAATTACTGGTCACAAGTATACAACTAAAAATGCAGGTGGTTTTCCTATATTAGGTAAACCGGATGGACCAGTAAAAGCGACGGCCAACGACTTTAAAGATTATACTGGTGTTGCGAGTAAATTGGGTCAAGTAACAAAGATAATACAATTACCGATGCAACCTGGTCTAAGTGAATCTAATGCTGCTGATTGGACACAAGATGAAATAAACGAAATTCAAAGAAGAGGGGCAGGTATTGCAGCTTCGGGAATTAATAATATTAGAGGCAGCAAGACCAAGGAAGACTTTGGAAGGGCTTTTGCTAATATATTTTCCAATACAGCTGAAACAGCACAACAACTTATTAATGACCCTGGATTAGCACCATTCATTACTGCATATTTTGCAGGTCAAGCAGTTGGGGCGAATATAGTAGGAAGATCTACCGGTCAGGTTTTAAATAAGAATCTCGAACTACTGTTTAAAGGCCCAAAATTAAGACAATTCAGTTTTAATTTTACATTTACGCCAAGATCTGATAGTGAAGCACTAACCATCAAAAAAATGATACGGTTCTTCAAAAAATCAATGGCACCTGAGATATCACCTGAAAGACTTTTTCTGTATACACCCGATATCTTTCAATTACAGTATATACATAATAGTGGGGGAGGTCATCCCTATCTGAATCGGTTTAAACCTTGTGCTCTCACTGACTTTAGTGCTAATTACACACCAGGTAACAGTTACATGACATATAAAGATGGTTCAATGACACAATACCAGATTGCTATGACATTTAGTGAACTTGAACCCATATATCAAAACGACCATGATGTAGCAGGAGGTACTGGTTACTAATGGCCAAACCATATTTTAGATATATTCCAGATTTTGAATATGTAGATAGAACTTCCGGTGGTCAGAAAATCTCTGATTACACTGAAGTCAAAAATTTATTCAAAAGGGCAAATATACGAGAAGATATCCTAAACAATCTAGGTTTCTTTACAAAATACCAGGTTATTGGTGACGAAAGACCTGATAATGTTGCAGAAAAAGTTTATGGTGATTCCAACCTCGATTGGTTGGTGATGTTATGTAATAACATTATTCACTATGAGAATGAATGGCCTATGGCTCAGGAATCATTCAATAACTACTTAATCAATAAGTATGGATCATATGAAAATGCATATACGACAAAACACTATATCACAAGTCAAATAAGAGACAGCCAAAATACAATTATTGTTCCTCAGGGTGTTATTGTACCTAGTGACTATAGTGTCACATTTTACGATGAGGGTCTAGATCAGACTATTACTCGTCAGGGTGTATATCCTGTATCAAATTATGAATACGAAATATCGGTACAAAACAAAAAAAGAAATATATTCGTAATTAAACCATTCTATCTTGCTTTGATTATTGACGATCTTGAAACAGTAATGCCTTATGGTAAGGGTTCTTCGCAGTATGTGTCTCCTGGTCTGGTAAGAGGAGAAAATATTAGACTATTCCAGTAATAAAAAAAGTAATAGGGCCATTTTTCCCCGGAGTTTTTTTGTCGGCCTTTTTGGAATCAAGGCCGCAATTTCATTTTGGGTAAAAAAAAAGGGTCGTAACCTAAGTTACAACCCCATTAGAATTATATGTTATGGTTCAAGACTCGGCCAATTTGCTGAAATAGCTGAGAGGATCATCATCGTCATCAGTAGAGGATGTTGGTTCAACATTCTTTGATGCTTGGTAAGAGTCTTCAAGTTTTTGCATGACTTGTTCTTCACTAACAGCGCGTTGTTCAGTTGCTGCATAGTTGTCATACTCGGTCTCCTGTGCTTCTTGACGTGCTTGTGTTTTACTGCCCAGAACCATGTCTAGACGCTTCTTCAACTCATCATATGATTTGAACTGATCTGCCGCAGTAAGAGCAGTCAATGAATACTGCTTCTTCCAGATTGCTTCCATCGCATCGTCATCATCCAGAAGAGGAGAGACACGATCAAACTCACTAGAGTCATAGTTCCAGTAACCTGCAACCTTCTTCAGTTTCAGTTTAAAGTTTGCACCCTGCCAGAAGTCAAAGGGATTGATTGCAGTCTCATCCTCAAACTCAGGTTGCATTGCTTCCATGATCTTATCAAAGATCTTCTTACCAAACTTATACAGGAAGACTTTGCCTTCATTCTGTGGATTGGCTTTGTCCTGGACAACATAGATGTTGGCGTAGAAGGACAGTTTACGTTTCTGTTTACGTACAGTATCTTTATCACTCTCATTACCAGTGTTCCACAACTCACGGTTGAGTTCACCGATAGGATCCTTACCACCAATGGTAGTCAGAGAGTTCTCAATGTACCACCCACCAGGTCCCTGGAAGGCGTGAGAGAACAACTTTACCCATGGTAGGTCTTCACCGTCTGGAGCGGGAAGGAATCTAATTACAGCATAACCGTTACCGGTCTTATCCATTTCTGGTTTCCAGATGCGTTCATCCGCACCCCCACCTTTATTTTCCATCTTCTCGACTTCCTTCACCAGTTTGGAAGTCAGATTCCCAAGGGAACTTTGCTTTTTAAGGTCTGAAAAACCCATTTGTACCTCGTATTAAATGTATTTGGCTTGTGTCCCAGACTTGGGTGGGGTGTCTTGGGGACCCCTCTACTATACGACCCTCAAGAGGGGTTGTCAAGTGATTTTTTCATGTTCTCAATGATGTTAGTCATATTTGAAAACACATATGTCAGATCTACATCAGGAGGAAACCCGAGTTGCACTGCAGAAGTCATGATGTCATTTTTCATATCTTTTGCTTGTGGGTCATCAGATAAACTCATTCTAGCATAAAGAATTTGTTGTTTCTTCAACAACTCTTCTAACATTTCAATATGTTCAAGTTTATCTTGATCATCCATCGATGCAAAGGTAAAAACTTTTGTATAAATTTCTTCCTGGAGTTCAGCAATCCTTTTCATCTCTTGCTGAACCATTTCTGACTCAAAGAAACTCATTCGCCTTCTACAACTTCAGTTTCTGATGTTTCTGTAGGATTGTTTTGTTCTTCGATCTGTTCCAGAACTTCGATTGCACCAATAAGTTTCAGGTACATCTCTCTGGTAGTTTCAAGTCCTTGTTCTACTTCAACTCGCTGTTTCCGTAGGTTCTCAAGTACGGTTGCATTGTCAAGAGCCATGGATTATTATCTCCTTTAAAATTGATTTGAATTTAAATACATCAATATGTATAAACGAATTATACTTATTGATTCTCATTGATAGGAATTTCCACACAGGGTCTGAAAGATTCTTATCAAAATCATCTTTGAATCCGATTATCTTATTCAAGATAACCATCGTCTCTAACGAAATGTTTTTTGCCAGATGTTCTTTGATGATTTGAGGGTGTCGAGTCCCCTCAATCTTAAACATACCATCAAAGTCTTTATTTGTAAAGACATCCTCTATCTCAGTCTTGAACGTATAAGATAGTGATTGAAGGCGTTTCTTCCACTCGGTGTAATTCTGTTCTCCGTTTCTGACGATCTCACCAATCCACAAAGACTGAGGATCATCACAACTAACAAAATTAGACACGAAGAATTCAACAACTTGACTATCATCTTTTTGTCTACTCAACTTTTCAAAAAAGAACCGATCCCGTCTCTTGTAGAAAGATTGTAGAGAAGCCCTAGACTTACCACCATAACGATGATAGTCGTAGTTAGATTTTGTAAAGTGATTTTTCAATCCAAGGTATGCCTTGTATGTATCAAAGGGTGTCACTTTAGGTATCATATAGGAAGTTTGGCGTGAGATGTTTTCTTGAGTAGATTCAATTCCATTGCTTCTGCTTTCAATCTTTCTTTAAGAGGTTTCGAAATCAGTTTAGGAATAGATTCAATATCTAGACTATTTTTTTCACAAAAATATACAATTGCATCAACGTATTTCATACCATTACCGTTTTTGACAATGGCTTCAATCTCTTCTGCAAAAGTTCGACTACTATAGAATTTCTTTTCTATAATTTTATCGACACTTAACTCTTCAGGGCTTTGCATATTCTCTGAGTTTAGATTCCACGAACTCGCGGATGTACTGGACAAGTAACTTAATATACTTGGACTTATCGTATTCTTCATAGACTTCTACCTCCCCATTTTCACAGGTCATAATGATTACAAATTTTTTGAC